TCAGCAATCTCTTTTTTAAACCTTTTTATGTCCTCATCCTCTGCTCTGGGACATATGTCGTGATTAACTAATATTACATTTTCCTTCCCGTATTTTCTGGCTGCTTCTATTGCGACTAAAGCAGATGAATGACCGCCTGAAAAACAAACTATATATTTCATATGCCACTCCTTTCTCTATGAGGGTAAATAGAAATACGGGAAAATTTAGTCAGGGACGAATCAATTATAATCAGTATCGGTAAGTGAAGTAGCCCTGACAATCACCACGTATTATATGATTGCCGCCGGGGAATAGCTCGGAAACAGCAGTTTTTCCGGCAAACTTGAAGGTTTGTGAAGTATCTGCTTCCTTCGCCACCGTGGCTTTCACACTTTTTATTGGGGGAAGAAATCGCCAATGGAAAAATTTTCATCCTCTGTGAAGTATCCATTCGCATCGCCACCAAAAAGTTATCAACGTTCTGATTTATTTATGCCTATATTATACTCATGTATTTCCATTTGTCAAGTACCAATTTTCCGTTTTCGCGATAATCGCGAAAACGATATCGCGATAATCGCGAAAACGATATCGCGATAATCGCGAAATCTTTAACAGATATTACAACAGAGATTACAACAAACATACCGATTGGCGAAAACGAAAAATAAACCGACAAAATAAACTGTTTTCCTTGTCGGTGTTTCTCTTCTAAAATCGCAAATTCACCATGGAAATCCCGGTCTTTGTCTATCCAGCTTCACCCAAAACAAAAATAAGACTATGCGCAAATAATTTGGTTTGGGTTGGTGGTTGCTTATTTGTCCACTTTGGCGTATAATGTTTAGTGGTTGAATATTTCCGGGAATTGCCATTAGGAGTTAATTTGCAACAGAGGAAAAATACCCGAAAAACGATTGTAAGTGAGGAAATCAGGAATACTGTGATTGAACTGCGCAAGCAGGGCATGAACTATGCTGATATTGCCAATGAAGTTGGAATCCACATGGATACCGCGCGTAGCGCAGTCAATACCTATATGATTCGATTGCAGGCGAGAACACTTGAATCGGCAGATGAATTGCGGAGGGATGATTACAGCAAATTGAGCATGATGCTGGACGCAATTTGGGACAGGGTTTTGGAGGGCGAGTTGGGGGCAATTGACCGGGCAATCAAAATTCTGGAACGACGTGCCAGACTGATGGGGTTGGATATGCAACAACAAAATGCAATCTTGATGGCACTTAACTTGGAGCGCTTGACCGATGAGCAACTCGAACAGATTGCCGCTGGCGCAAATCCGCTTCAAGTCCTGGCAAACTCTGGCGTGGAGCCGGAAATCAATATGTCGGCATATAAAAGGTCATTAAAAAGCGACGATGAGGTTCTTGATGCCTCATTTGTTCCGCTTGATGAGGGGGGCGGAGAATGACAACTCCTGTCCAGGTGCGCGCAAAGGCACTCCTCTTGCAACGCCAACGCAACCGTGTCGGCGGGAAGGTTCTTTCCCGTTATTCAAAATTCAAGCATACCTATTGGAACGATCCCGTTGGGTTTGTGAATGATTGCATTATTTGGGATAACGAGGGCGATGGAGCTACCGAATACCAAAAGCTTATCCTATCACAATTGATGAAAGAGCGCAGAATCGCGGTACGCGGACCCCGTGGACTTGGTAAAACGGCTTTCGTTTCGTGGATTATTCTTTGGTTCGCATTGACAAGGGACGGAAAAGACTGGAAGGCAATTGCAACCGCTGGAAGCTGGCGACAGTTGACAAAATTTCTTTTTCCGGAAATCCATAAGTGGTCAAGGCGCTTGCGATGGGGAAAGATTGGGCGCGCCCCATTCCGCCCAAAAGTCGAATTGATGGATTTGTCACTTCGGTTATATACCGGAGAAGCCATGGCAATTGCATCAAACAATCCAGACCTGGTGGAAGGCGCGCACGCCGACCATCTTTTATATGTGTTTGATGAAGCAAAGTCAATTTCCGATTCTGTGTTCGTTGCGTCCGAAGGAACTTTTGCAAACGCGAACATTGGGGATCGAGAAGCGTTTATCGTTGCCGCATCTACCCCCGGAGAGCCGTTTGGGTGGTTTTATGACATCCACTCGAAAAAGCCAGGATTTGACGATTGGAAGCCAATTCACGTTACGCTGGAACAAACAATTCAGGCGAATAGAATTTCCCCAGCGTGGGCAGAGGCGAGAAAATCACAATGGGGAACTGATTCCCCCATGTATCGCAATTATGTCTTGGGAGAATTTTCGACCACTACCGCAGATGGGATTATTCCCGTGTCTTGGATTGAAATGGCACGGGAACGGTGGGAGGAGTGGCGCGATAATGGATTCGGTGGAACAGTTACAAGCATTGGGGTTGATGTCGGTTCCGGCAAGGATTCCAGCGATAAAACCATTGCGGCGGTTGTCTCCGATTATGTCAAGGTGCGTGAACTGGTTGAATTCCGCTCCAATGACCCGCGAACTTCGTTGATGGAAATTACCGGAAAAATCGTCAACTTATCCAGGCTGTATCAGCCCGGATATATTATTGTGGACACCATCGGAATTGGCGCCGGTGTCGTTCATCGTTTACGGGAGTTGGGATTTCCGGTGGACGGATTTATCGCAAATTCTGGCACCGAACTAACAGACAAGAGCGGACTCGTGCGGTTCGCAAACTGGAGAGCGGCGGCATGGTGGTTGTTCCGGGAAATGCTGGAACCGGATGGAAAATTTGGCGTTTGCCTTCCACCAGATACAGACGAAACCGATTTGATAGGCGACCTGACTGCGCCAACCTATAAGGTGATGAGTAATGGGAAAATTCTTGTAGAAAGCAAGGAATCTGTTAGAAAACGACTTGGCAGATCAACCGATTATGCCGATGCCGTGATTATGGCAATCGTTGGGATTGCGCTTTTGCAGGAAGCGCAAGAATCGGAAACGGAATATTCTATGGACGTTAACAAAAAACCGCTTGGTGGTTATTAGAAAAGGAGGTACGAAATGGACTGGAAGGAAAGACTCGCCAGGTTTCTCTTGAAACCACAACTCGAAAAAATCAACTACGTTTTAGAGGACTTAATTGACCGTTATAGATATATGCCAATTGTTCGGGAAAATGATCCCGAACAGGTTATCGCGGCTTTGCAGGAAGTTGACCCACAACTGTATGATTATTACTTGCGCCAACTGCGATACAATGAACTTGGCGTTGAATTGACAGAAGGTAACCGCTTGCAGGCGGTGAATGAGTCCCGGATTCTATATGTCCGGGATGTTGTAACGCAAACGATTATCAACCTTTGGACGGATTATGCGTTTGGTTCAGCCCCACAGGTTGTCCCAATAGATACCAATGCGCGGGCGGACTGGAATGAGTTTTGGAATGCCCGCGAAAATGACGCCGTCCTTGGCGTCAGGAACATCAAAAGCCTTTCTTCTACTGTTTTAACAGATGGTGAGATTTTCTTTGTGTTCTTTACGTCAAGGCAGGACGGGAGGATTACCAGAATCCGCACCATCCCAACGGAAGAAATACGGGAAATTATTACCATGCCGGGGGACTCTTCAACCGTTTTATATTACCGCCGGGAATATCGTGATGAACAGGGTCAGGTTTATACGATGTATTATAAAGACTGGCGCGCCACGGATGACGAATTAGACCAGGCGAATTTGCCGGACGATGCCATTCTTGCGCATCGTGTTCGGGGAGATATGCAGATTGGAACGGACGTTTGTATATTACACGCCGCCCACAACCGGCTTGGAAAATCAAGTCGCGGTTATCCTCTAATGACCGCAGGAGCCGCGTGGAGTCGCGCTTATCGGGATTTTGTTCAGGATAGAGCAAGCGTAGCGCGTGCCGCCGCTTCTGTGGTCGAAAAAATCAGAGCAAAGAGCGGTAGTCGTGGAATTGACCTGATTCGCGCCCGGATGGAAAGTTCTTTGGTGACTTCTTCTGGAAGCGCGTTTGATAAAAACCCGCCATCTACGGCAGGTGGAATGTGGATTGAAAATGAGGCTGTATCGAGAGACTGGATGAGTCGCCCAACAAACGCCGGAGATGCCGCCGTTGATGGAAACGCTCTTCTGGCGCAGGCTGGATTGGCAGGTAGGGTATTTCCACACTACCTTGGGCGCGGCGAATCATTCCGGCTGGCAACCACAACCGCCATGGAACGCCCAACACTGGAAGCGTTCAATGGATACCAGGTGTGGTGGATTTCTGTGTTCAAGGATATTGCAAAGATTGTACTTGGGTTTAGGGAGAAATATGGCGCGGTTGAATATTCAACCGCCGAAGTTGATGTTCAGGTCGAGGCGATTGTACTGACTGACATTTCACAGTTGGGGTTCTTTATGCAGTCAATTAACCAATCTTTGATTGCTGGTTCCTTATGCGTGGAAAGCGCCGAAGCCGCAACGATTGAATTGATGAGGGTCGCCATGCAAACCTTGAATATCCAAAACGTTGAGCCTGTGGTTAATCCGGAGACAAAAACCTATATTTCCAGACCTGGCGATGAAATGAACGGGGATGAGCCGTTGACATCCGGCGGAACTCCGGAAACCCCTCCACAAAGTAGCGGTATGGAGGATGGCGGTTTTTCCGCTTCTCCCTTTTGAGGAAAAATTCAAAAGTCAGGGAGATTACCAGGCGCGCATTAATGCAATTGCGCAAAACCTTTGGAACGGGAAAATAGGCGCATACGACTTTGATAACTTGATGCGGGTTGCCATTGAGTATGGAATCCGTGGGGCATGGGAAGCTGGATTGAAGGAATTTAATTTGAGCCTTGCCGATATGACCATGGAAGAACGAGCCGCGATGCTGGATGCAATTTACAGGGAGTCCAGCTACATTGCCGGATTGCGTAATTATATTCTGGCGCACAATAAAGCGAGCGGATTCAAGTTGAGCAGTTTGCAAATACGGTTGGGAATGTGGGGGAATCGCTGGAAAGACATTGTCAACCAGGCGAGGCTTTCTGCGTCCAATAACGCTCCTTTAACTTGGGTTTATGGTGATACAATAAGTCATTGTGGAGATTGTTCCCGCGTTGCTGGCAGGACGTATCGTGCTAAAACATGGGAAAGGTGGGGATGGCGACCCCAATCCCCACGGCTGGAGTGCAAGGGGATTCAGTGCAAATGTGAGTTGCAGGCATTGGGAAACAAGCCAAATAAGGGGCGTCCGCCGTCATTATCGGGAGCATAAATGCCAGAAAGACTCGGATTGTGGGTTGACGAAGATGGTTTTGTTTGGTACAATGATTACAGATTACCAATGAAATTCAAGATAAAGGAGAAGGCATTGGAGTTTTGCCCGAAGTTTGATCGGAGGCGCGGCGAAAACCGTAGCGAAAGAATTGTAATGATTCCATTGGCGGACTTCGCCAATTTGGACACTTCGATCAACCTGCAACAAACCAAGGGAGAAGTCATTATCGTATTTCACAAAGAAAGCTGAAAGGAGAATACAGTGTTCCGAATTGTGAAGGGTAGGAAAAGTTGGCGAAAGGGGGATCGGTGGCGGCGAACAGAATGGATAAATGGAGGGGTGATTTCGAGTGGTTGTCGTCACCATTGGTCGTGTTCCTGGTGTCGTGAAAACCGCGTGGCGGCGAACAGGCGCAGGCTTGCGGAGTGGAAGTCACAATTGCGGGATTGGAAGCGGGGGGAAATATGATCCAACTGATTCACGGAGATTGCAGGGAAGAACTTGCAAAATTGGAACCAGAGTCGGTAGACCTGGTTATCACATCACCGCCCTATAATGTCGGAGTCAAGTATGCCGATATGCCTTCGGAAGCTGACAAACTTCCCCTGAAAGAATATGAAGATTTCGCCGTTGCGGTTGCCGGTCAGTTGATCCGTGTCTTGAAACATGGCGGGCGGTTCTGCATTGACATTGGAGGGAGTGGACTTAATTTCCCACTTTCTTATATCTGGCAGAAAGTGTCCTATCGGGTGGGGTTTGGCTTGTTTGCAGAAATCGGCATGGAACATCGAAAAACCAACCAGTGTGCATGGGGAAGCTGGATGAAAGCCAATAACGTTCATATCATTCCGAATTTTCACATGCTGTATGTGTTCTACAAGGGAACGCGCACGAAATCTGGAACAGAAACAACCATTACCAGCGAAGAATTTGTAGAGTGGACGAAGGGTTACTGGAAACTGAATTGGTCGGTTGGAAGCATGAAAGAGCATCCGGCACAGTTCCCGAAAGAATTTGTATATCGCTGTATCCGCCTGTTCGGTCACGCCGGAGACACGGTTCTTGATCCATTCATGGGATCGGGGACAACCGGAATTGTATGCAAACAGCATGGGCGGGACTTCATCGGCATTGAACTTCACAAGGTCTATTTTGACCTTGCAAAAACAAGAATCGAAGGAGAACAAGATGCGTTATTGTAAAGACTGTGGGGCGCAAATACCAGACTTGCCAAAAAGTAGAGTCAGATGCGCGCCTTGTCAGAAAAGGAGTGAAGATGAATATCGTTCGGCTTACAAAAAAGAATATTATAAACGCAAGCGCGAGGAAAGACATGCTATTGCGGGTCTGGAAACATTTGCTTACTTTGTGGGGTATGAGCATGGCGCAGACCCAGATTGCAGGTATTTTGTTGGCAAATACCTTCCGGCTGGCGAGGTAATGAAGTGTCAAAACGGTTTTTTGCCGGAAGGACTCCTGATAAAAATCAACGGAG